GATTATTTTTAATAGCATCCTTTGTTTGGTAATTGGATGTAAAAACGGAAGGTGCACTAAATGGAATGTTAACCCCAATAGCTACACTGTCCTCTAAATCAATTGGATATATTTGTATAGGGTTAAAAGCCATTTATTTCTATTATTTTTTAAGTAAACTCATAATTTGATCCATTCCTACTTCACCTGAACCTAAACTTCCATTAATTGGGTCTCCGTGTGGTTGGAATGGTCTTGATGCAGCTAAATCATTTGTATTAAAACTCATAGCAGTTTCTCCTAGAATACCCATGTATTTTTCTCTAGCAGACATTGTTGGTTCAATATATGAAGGAGCAGGAGTATGGGTTGGTGCAGGAGTATATGATTCTCTTACAATTTGTTTAGGTGACCTTACTGCTTCCAATAGAATATCTCTCAATTCTTCTTGAATTACTTCTTTAACTGCTTCTTTAATTAGTTTTTTAAATTCTGATGCTTTCATATGTTTATAAATATTAGGTTAATCTGCTTTTAAATTATTTTGTTGTATATAGAATATTAATTCATCTATTAATATCTGATCAATTGAACTAAAAGACCACTCTCCATTTAAAATTACAGTACCACCTTTATTTTTAGCTAATGCTCTTCTACGTTTTAATGTTTTAGTAGTGTTTTCAGTTTCAACTCCAAATGTAAATCCATTTAAAGAATTTGGGGATTGGGTTGGGATTGTTTCTGATATAACAGCTGAATTTAATATTAATGTTTTTGATATTGCTTCTTGGCTAGCGTCTGGGTAGCAATGTTGGACTATTTGATCTAGAATATTAAGTAATTTTATAGCTATTGAAAGATATTTTTTCAATATAGCTACTATAACTAATGTACTACTATTAATAGACGTTAATTTGGTTAATTGTGATTCTAATGTTTTTATTACTTGTTGTACGTTTGTAATAACGTTCATCGGTATTCCTACCCCAGCAATAGCTACAGGAATAGGTAAATTATTTAATAATATAAGATTTGTATTTAATACTTTTAATATATCTTCATTTATACCTAATGTTTTACTATTACTGTCTATAATTTTCATTAAGTTGTTTAACTTTTTAACCAACTTATTTTTAGAAGTTATTATATTTTGCATAACATCTAAAGGAGGACATAGGAGAGATTTTATATATGCTTCTAAATCGACCGGGGATTTTTCTAAAAGTGATTTAACATCTGTAACACCATATTTAGCAGCTAAAACTAAAACCATAGGTATAATCTTAGACTTAATGTCGTTCATACTATTACTTAACCGTTTTTGGAAAAAATAATTTGCATCTTTTTTAGATAAAGTTAAAGAGTTAATATCCTTTTCATCTAAAATCAACATTGATGATTTATCTTTTTCTATACTTGTTTTTATAGGTTGTAAATCTATTAGTAGGTTTTCTTTAAATGTTCCATCACCTTTAAATGGGGAAATTTCAGATACTTTAAATCCATCAAATGATGTATTTATAACAACTTTTTCAGGTTTAAATACAGTATCACTTCTATATGCTATAGGTAATTCAAATGTTCCTTGTGGGTTTGTATAAGTATGGGAAGATGATATAAATTGATTTTGAAATACAGTTAAATCCATTAACTTAACATATGCACCACTTATGACTTCTGTAGGTGAATCTGAATTATATATAGTTCCTGTTATTGTTTGTCTTACTATTATGGCCATAATATCTATTTAACTTTAACTATTTTAGATTTTAGACTATTTAAATTACTTAAAACATCTTGTATTACTACAGATGCATTTTGACCAGCTAATAAACCAGCATTATTAGGCATTGGAACTCCTCCAGGAAATAATTGACTTGATTCTATTACAAGTGCTAACATTTTTGTAGCTTGAGCTAATTGTTCTATATAAAATACTGTAAGATCACCCAGCAATGCTGATTCGGTTGCATCTTTAGAACCTATTTTAATATCAGTACCATCCATATAAATCTGCTGAGATTCAATGTTAATACTTTCATTAGATAATATACCCACCGATTTCTGTGCACTTATTAATACACTATCCGATTTCGCGTTAATTATTATTCTATCTGAATTTAATATATTTTGTGGTTTATTAAATGATGCAGGTGTAATAGGTTTGGATGAATATGATTTGAAATTTTCATTAGCCAATCCTATAGGAATCATTTGATATGATGTTAAATATATAGATGATAGATCATCCTTTAATTTTTCAGTAATAGGAATATTAGTACTTAATTTAATATCTTTCGAATTACCATTTCTCAATATGGTTATAGGATCTCCATTTTCACCAGATTCAGACCAATTATTTTTATAGTTACTATTTGATTTAGCTGTATTTCCAAATCTTAAACTTTGACCAAATCTACCTTCAAATGTTATATCCCCTGCAAATTGCATGAGTGGATTAATATTTGATTTTTCTTCAAATGTAGCTTGGCTGGGATTATTTTGAGAATTAAGTGGTAATTTTTCCTGTGGGATATCAGATTGTATGGGGGAACCTAATTGAGTTGTACTATAATTATTGGTTAGTGATTTTGGGATTTTAACTATAATAGGGGGGGATGAATTATTATTAATAGATGAATTACCATAAAGCGCTATTGGATCACCATAAAACCACATAATTCCTCCGGCTGAATTGGGGGATGGGGAAGGAGTTAGTAATACAGTTTCATTAATTAATGGAATGTTGGTTTTATTAGAATTAATGGGATAAGCTTTATAAAAGGTATTTCCTGAATTAGGATCAATAGGGGTACAAGTAATAAGACCTATAGAACTTAATGCAGCATCAATATTTTTATCTTTAACATCATTATGATTTTCATCTAAAATTACCTCCACAACCCTAACTAATATTGAAGAGGTTTTTTTATTGCTAGATTTTGGTGATGAATTGGAATTTTGTTGTACTGTAGATTTTACCTGTGCTGCAAATCCAAATTTAGCGTATGTCATTGTTTAGGTGGGTTAAATTTTTCAACTTCTGCAAATAATTGTGCTTTTTCCTCGTCGGACATTCCAAATCCTTCTTCAGATGTTTTATTTGTTGAAACTGCTCTCTGGATAATAGTAGCCATTTTGATTAATTGTTCATCATTTTTAAGACCTAATTCCATGTATTCTTTAATTAGGGGGACAATTAAAGTGGCATCTCCTATGTCTGTTATTAATGGTTTTAACTCTCCTATAAGAGCAGAGATTTGTGCTTCTTTTTTCTTTTGGTTATTATATATTTCTTGAAGGATATCAGAGAATTTTTTCTTTCCGAATATATGTGAATCTAAACTACTCATGTGTATTATTTTTTATAATAAATATGAAGGGTGTAAAGATTTATAAATTTATATAATCATTTTCCAAATAAAATACATATTTTTCTTTAAATATATCTTTCATTACTCCCGCTATTTTGGTAATTTTTGGTGTTTTTGCTTCGGGAACCATTTCACGAATATAAATGTAAATGGTTTTTTTGTCTAAAACATCCAAACTTGATCTCTTTTTAAATAGTTTTAAAACGGCATCTGCTATTTTAAGATCGGCCTCTTTGGTAAATAATTTTTCAATATTTTCATCAATATGACTTATATACTTTTCCATGAAAATAGATAGTTTGTCTTTAGGGGGATCTATATCTAAATTGTATGAAAATTTATCATCTTGATTTAATTCGTCTACTGGTATATTTTTGATTTTTGTATTATAATTTTTTCCATTATATAATATGCACCAACGTTTAACAATTGTTCCGAAATATGAAAATGCTTTAGGTGGGGTTAGTTTTTTAAGTTTAGACATACAATTATCAGAAACCTTTAAAGTACTTATAAATGCATTAATTTGAGCTTGGGTTACTCTATCTACATCTCCTACATACTTTGTAAAGTCTTCATTGTATTCTTCTAAAAATTCTTTCTTAATAATTTTGTTCAATCTATCTTGTATACTTTGTTTGTGGTCATATAGATGAATTTTTCCTAAAAGAAATATAATTATTTCATGTTGGAGATGTTCCAAATTATCTACATCAGTATGATAAAATTTAAATGTATGAATTATATTTTGAGTTAATTTAAAGAAAGCATAATGAATACTATCACCATATATTTTACTTTTTAATTCGTTGTCAGTAGTTTTATTATATAATATAATAGCATCTTCTGTTTCCTGTGTAAAATAATTTCTACTTTTTGCTGGTTTTGACATAATATATTAAATATTTTTTAGTTGAAATTCATTTAGAATTTCCTGGATTTGTTTAATACCATCAAATATAGTTCCAGTTTCATCATCATTAGCAAATGCTCCAATAGAATCTAGTTCGTTTATTTTTTTATCTGAAATTTCAATTACTCTGGATAATCTATCTAAGTAGAGTAAATAGCCAGATAATAGGTCTTCTGCTTTTTCTTGTTTTTTAAGAAGATTTCTAATCACATATAGTGAAATTAATAGAAATACTGAGAGAATAATTATTGTCGTTATCATATTATTATAGATTATCTAGTAAATTTTTTAAACTATCGCTTTTTATTGATCCTAATGCTTTATTTCTAATAGCATCCTTTTTTGAATTATTTGGGGCAGGGATTTTTGTTGATGCTAATTTGA